ATTCGTTCGGGCCACTCATCCATCACTATATCGGCAACAAGTGCCTGTATGGGCATTCTTGCCCACATCGCCCCACCGTGTAGGTTTGGTTCATCTTCATCCGGATCTACTTCACATCCGGTAAAAACAACCTGAAAACTTAAACTTCTATCGGGTATCGTGTTTACAGCAATCGCCATTGCATGGAGATAATCTCCATGATGTCGCATGTGGTTACACGTAAACTCTCTTCGGACCCAACAGTTAAAATGAGGTATATTGCTTATCAAATACGCCATTTTAAGCGGTTTTGGTCACTTTATACCCTTTACCTTTTAGGAACTGTCTTGCTTTAGCTACCGTCATTGCGCCACCGTTAGACCCATTTTTGGTCTTTTTAACAGCCCCGCCTTTCCGCATACCTTTAGGATAAGAAGCCCCACCTTTTCTCATCATCTTAGGTGCGCCACCTTTTCTCATCATCTTAGGCTTTCTTCCTGCCATTTTTTCACCTCACACTCTTGAAACTGAACCTGTAGTTACTTTTTTACGGGCTGGCATAATTGCTCCACAACCTCTTGCAACCAAGCCGCCCGTCCTCATGTTCTTAACTTTTGCCGCTTTTGTATTAGAAACTACTTTTTTCTTCGATTTCTTCTTCTTTTTAGCAGTTGCCGCTCTTTGTTCTTTCGTCAAAGATTCTGCTTTAGTTCTTGGTAAACATCTATCTGGCCGCTTTTTGTTCTTAGAAGTCCCACACGGACCTTTTATTGAGCCGTCTGTTCCAATCCGAACCCAATCTTGATCAAGCCATTTTTGTAACTCGCCCATCTATCGACCTTTGCGTTTACCGCCTTTTGCTTTTTTTGCGTAGTTAGGGTCCTTGCAATACTTGGAAGCCGCTAAATTCGCATAAGCAGAAGGATAAGTATCAAAAGTTCTTTTAGCCCACGCTTTTCCTTCAGGGCAAATTTTACTACCTTTTGATTTAGGGGAAACCTTTCCGCCTTTCCGCAAGTAAGTAACTTTTGGAGTTTTAGGCTTCGGCCCTATTTTTACTGTCCGTGACATTAAGCATGGAAACCAGTAATAGTGGTAAAAGTAGCTACTGTGTATTGAACATAAATCCCGTCGGTAAACAGAACGCCTTCTTCCGGAATATGCACATCTCGTGTAACAGTGGCACTAGCTACCGTCCCTAGCTTCATCACAGAAGTACCCGTAGGGGACGTAGTTAAGAAATCCAAAGTACCCGCTGTACCAGAATTAACAATGTAAGCACCTTTTAAACGAGACCTTCCTGCAAAGATAACGTCTGCCGATCCCGCAGCCATTCCAATAGAAACGTTAGCCGCAGGTTGCGCCGAAGCAGAAGCTGCCGTTATTGTTTTAAAATATTTACTGCCCGCATGAGCGGTAGCTGATCCGGTAAGCGTAATAACTTCTGTCTGGGAATCTCCGTTTACGTCCGTGCCCGTCAAAGTAACAGTTTTACCATTGTCCCCTGTCCCGGCTGTCGTACAGGTAATAATCCTTCCTGCGGCAAAAGTAGCTACTCCGCCATCAGTATCTGTGCCATCTATAGTAAAATCAGTATTAGGACGAGCGGCGGCTGCTACAGAAGCGGCGTCCACTGCATTTGTGTCGGCAGTAATGAAAACTGCTTGTACATCAGAACCTGCCATTGTTTATTCCTCTATTTCACCCCGTAAAACCAAAGCTTTACGGGCCGCACTTCCCACAGGGGGAAGTGCTTCCGTATTGACTGCTTTGGCTTTCGCTTTAGGTTTAGCTTTCGCTTTAGGTTTAGCTTTCTCTTTTGCAGCCATAGTTAATCACCTTAACGGTTTTGTGATGCAAATAAATAATCAATAGTCGCAGATTTAGTTCCAGTCGCAGAGCCTGAAAGCTCCATAGCACCAATAGTTAAATTCTCATCATCTGGAATATTAGCTGTGTGTGTAGCAACAAGATTTCTGTCTACAAAAAACTCAACTTTTGCGTCATCTGAGACATGAAAGCCTAAAGTGACGTAAGTATCGTCTGATATGTCTACACCAGAATCAGTAGTTGTTGCAGTACCGTCTTTCTCGGTAACACAGTCAATGTTAGTGTCCCCATCATCAACCTGAAAAACAATACGATCTGCTGCGGTAAGCATAGCTTCCGGATTCGTAGCAAAATTTACGGTAAGTCCAATACAAAGCTCGATAGCACTCCCTTCGGAGTCTCCAACTTTAACTTTAGTTTCAAACCAAATGTCTCTACCGGACTCTACAGCAAATATTTCATTGCCTTGAACCGAAGCGCCATCGTTATCCGTTGTTGCTTGAGAGGTTAGAACAAGAGTGCCGCTTTCAGCGTCAGCGCCCAAAGCAGCAGTGGCACTTGAATCTTTAACAACTGTCCAGTCGTTAGTTGTATCAAGCGCAATTCCCGTAAAATCGTCCATGTAAGTGACGAAATCAGGGTTTTTATCAACCGGAAGGTTCTCAAACCACTTGCGTGGGGAGTCCTTACCAGCAAAAAGAATAGGACCAGTAAAATGAACAGCCATGTTTTTCTCCTGTCTTGGCTAATGTCAGTCGCCCAATGCAACTGTCAGGAAGAGAAAATCTTAACCTAAAATAAAAAAGGCGGCAAGCGCCGCCTTTTTCATTAGAGAGCAAATTAAGCTCCCGGTGTACCGATCACTGATCTCCAATCGGAAACGCCGAACGAGTAACGCTCACGGGCTTTGAAACGCATATTACCAGTATCAAAGTCTCCTTCCATTGCCGTTTTAATAGGCGCACGGTTGAAGTATTTGAAACCATTTGGCGCATCAGTTTTGATGAAGAATGCGTCCGTATCAGTGAGGAAGTGGTTAACCACCGCACCTTCTGGGAGCATACCCATTGCCTTAGTTGCATTAATGTCGTTATCGGCAGTTCCGGGTCTCAGGTTAGAATTAATAATTCTTTCTGAAACGAACTGAAGTTCTTTAGGAATAATAAGCTTCATTCCACGAACTGCGATCTTGAGGCCACGCTCGTCGGTAAAACCAGCAATATCAATCAACATTTGCTCAAGCGAAGTCTCGTTGAGATCCGCAGCAACTGCCAATACGTTAGTCTGATTACCGGACAAGGATGGGTGAGAAGCAGAACATAAAGCTGCGCCATCACCCAAAGCAAAACCATCGCTGGTAGAAAAAGCGTTGTTAAGAATAGCAGCCGCTTTTATTTGCTTTGTAGTAGCCATTGATCGAGCCAATGCCTTGGTATACCTTGAAGCAAGACGATCATAGAGATTATCTTCAATAGCTTCCTCAGTGATTGAGAAAGCGAGAGCGATAGTTTCATGCGTATATCTTGCGGTGTAGGTTTCTTGCGCGTCGTCAAAGCTAATTGTTCCACCTTCACTTTTAACGGGTGCGGTTGCGAAACCACCTAACATAACTTCTTCTTCAAAGGCTCTGTCCGAAGACTCTTCCTCAAAAATTTCAGCATGTTCATTTTCGTAGCGATCATACTCTAAACCGAACAGCGCATTGAGGCCGGGTTCTAGCTCTTTCGCTAATTGCGATCTTGAAATTGCCATTAGTCAGCCTCCTTAAATGCCCGTCGATGTCGCAGTAGTCTGCGAATCGAAACGGCTTGTTGATGCGTTAAAGTGGGCACTAAGACGAACCAACATCGGTATACCAGCAGCCGTGAAGTCACGGTTTGCTTCTTCATCAGCTATGCCGACAATTCTTAAAGGTAACGTTGCAGTGGTTGCTATGGTGCTCACGCCAAGTGCAGAGTTTGAAACGCCTGTATCACTACTTCCAGTTCTTGCAGAAGTTCCTAAAGAAGCATTAGCGAAAACAGCCGCTTGCGCGGTTGATCTGTCAGTTAAAGACGCATCGCTTGCTACTTTAAAGATTTGCATAGGGTTATCTGCTACAAACGCTTTTACAGGGAAATTTGTATCGACGCTTACAGATCCAGAACCGGGCCAGTAGTTAATCCAAACAGGTTTTTTTTGCACAGAGTCTTGGTACTGTACGCCCATTAGAACGCCCAACGCTTGTGTCGTTCCGCCATCGGTAGCTCCTGCATAGGTTATTACGCCCGCAGCAAGAGGTACACAAATACCGTATTGATAGATAGCATTGGTATTGTCGGACGCGATCTCATACTCAGTTACTCCAGTAGAGTTTACGCCACTTCCAACTATTCCAACAGGACGAAGACCAAAGGCAGTGTTGCTATTAGCCATGTTACTTCCTCCAATAAAAAACGGTCATCACTTACGTGGACCGCCAAAAGTTACACGAGATTGACGATCCGGTCTTGCAATCGTCATGGTTGAGTGTGCGTTTTCCCGCATCATGTATGAATCAACAGCTTCCATTTGGTCTGCATTTTTTGAAGCAAAATATGCAGTCCTTTCTTCTACTGTCTCTAAAGGCATTCTTGCAAGAAGCAGCCCACCTACTCCAAACACACCTTCGTATCTACCTGATTCAACAACAGGGGCTTCAAAGTCTGGATATTCGTCTTTACGAACCAACTCCCAGCCCTCTCTTATTCTTGCACTGATGTTCTTGGTATCACTAAATCCCCGGATTTCCTCACGAATCCAACGATGTTTATACCCATCAGGCGCAGGTGGTGCATCTAGCATAGATGGCGGACTCCAAGGCTTACGCATAGCCTTTTTGTCTCTAGTGTTATTTGCGCGAGAAGTTCGTTTGATGGGCGCATCAACTGTATTGTTTTCTTCACTCATGTCCTTACTCCTTCACGTATTTCGCGTATTCTTCAAGCGGCACACCCAATTTTTTTGCTATCGCAATTTGGCTAGGGGTGAGTCTAACCTGTCTTTTCCCACTGCGCCCAGTTGTTTGTCTACTAGCAGAAGCCACTGTCTGAGCGGGACGGCGGTTCTGGTCTTTAAACTTATGCGGAAACTCTTCAGAGACTCTCCGATCCAATTCATTATAGTAATCATCCGACTGCGGGTCAAACCCCTCCTCTTCGACTAATTTTTTGTGTATACCAAAAGCCGCATACGTCATAGCTTCGTCTTCACCAAACCAATCGTTTTTGACTGCCCACTGTTCTGCTTTGGGATCAGGTCTTTTTGGTTGGGGTTGTTGTTGCGGCATCGGTTGGTTTAATTGAGCCTGTTGTTGGGCCGCTAACTGTTGTTGATACCTTTCTTGCTGAACTTTAGCCTGTTGAGCACGATCATTTTGAATAGCTAGTTCGGTTAATTGCCGTTGAGCTTCTACCGCTGCTTTCGTGTCCCCAACATCCATCGCACGTTGCATGGCGTCTTCAGCTTGTTTTTGCTGGGTTGTTACTCGTTCACTAAACTCATTAACATAATGAGAATCTAAACTATCCATGCGGGTTTTTATTTGGTGGGACTCTTGTTGCACTTGTTTAGCGTAATTTAACGCTTCCGCTTCACGGCGCTCTGCCTCCCGCATTTTTTTGGTTAAACGGTTAATTCTTTTTTGCGTGGCCGAATCTGCTTTGTCAAACTGATCTTCAGTGGCTTCTTCAGTGGCTTCTTCAGAATCCGACACTTCAACTACGGTTTCTTTATCTTCTAGCTCAAGTTCTACTTGTTCGTTTGCGTTTTCAACACTCATAAGTCACCTCTAATAATGTTTGACATCTTCTGGGTCTGAAATTCTTGCTAGAATCTCATCATCGTTCAAAATCCTTACCTCTCCACCGTCAATAGAAAACCGTGATCCGGCATAACGGGCAAACATCACCCAGTCTTTTTCTTTACACCACGGACCTACGGGAAACTTTTCGGGATCTTTGTAGGCTAAATCGCCAACTTTTAAAACATACCCCACTTGCGTAGAAACATGCTGTTGTTCTACGGCCTCTTTGGGTAAAGCAATTCCTCCGGATGTCTTACCTACACCCCTGTACGGAAGAATAAGTATTCTCCAGCCAGTAGGTGACGGCAATCTTTCCAGTAAGGTTTCGCCTATGTTTTCGGGTCTAAGGTAAGGTTCTTCTTGATACGCCTCATCCAGCGTTGTTGCTTGAAAACTTGCGCTGGGGGCCGCAGAAAGGTCTATTTCTGACTTACTCATCGTCTTGCTCCTGTTTTTCTAGCAGGTCTTTTAACTCCTGATCCACGTGATTTAGAGCCTCTAAATTGCCCATAAGCTCACGATAATGCTCCATAGACTTTACATTTCCGTAAATTAACGAATCTACAACAGATTGCCTACGCTCTCTGGTGATCGAAAAGACCGCCGAAGCGGTTTTTATCTCATTCATTCTTATATTTACACATATAATCTTGGATCGTCGGATTTTATCCGATCAAATCTTATATGTACAACATCTTATACGGCTTCCCAGTCTTCTCCTTGCCACAACAGGGCTTCCGCTTCTCTTCTTCGCACCAGCCCGTCTAAAACTTTACCATCTGCGCGGTTCCAACGTTTTATCTGATAAGGAATATCAGCCCGACTGCTATCACTATCATCGTTAATACGCTGAAGAAGAGTAGACCTCCGTAAGTTAGTTCCACCAAGATTGTAGACCCAAGAAACGAGCGCATCGAACTGGTTTTGTTTAAGAGGTACCTTGACAAGTTTTTGTATTGTGGCTTCAAAATCTTCAAGGTCTTTCTGTAAAAAAGACTCAGCTTCAATCTGTGTGCAGGTATCTCCTTCCTGAACGCCCGCAGTGTGTCCATAACCGATTGTCCATACGGACGCGCTGCACTGATAAGCCTCAAGCTCGCAGCCTTCAAATTTTTTGATAAGAGCAATTCCTTCCGCACTTGTCTTCATCCTAGCTCCATTAAATATAAGAGAAAGACTACCACACACCCTTCATTTTTTCTCAGATGTTTCACGTGGAACTTCAACATAAGCTTCATTAACGTCAGGCGTTGATTCATCGTCCCCGACAAACCGGCCCTTGTCGTCTCTTGCTCTTACTAAATCAACTTCTTTTTTAGCAAATAATTTCAAACTAATACGCTTTAACCATTCAATCATTTTATTTTGATACCCCTTTATATTTTTCAAACGAGCGCAACGAACCAAGTCCCAGCAATCCGCCTAAAACAGTAAGGAGCGACGACATGTCAAAGTCCGGTAAGTCCGGTATTTCCTGACCTGCATAGCTTAGTATAAATATTAAAAGCGGTTGAAAAACAAAGTGCCATCCGAAAGCGATTGCACAAACCCACCCGACCAAGGGCCTCCAAGACGACTGAAACCAGTTTCCTTGGGCCTCAAGCTTGTTGACCTCTATTTGAGCGAGGGCGACCTGATGCGCCTGTTTTTCGGCCATCGTGGCAATTTCGTGGGCCAAAGCGTTTTTCTGGTCTTTGTCCTCTACAAACTTGTCTAAAAGACCGGTGACTGGACCAATGAGTGCTTGCAACATTTGCGGCTCCTTATCGTCTACTCATAAAGGCAGTAGCCCCGAAATACGCGGCCACTATTGAAGCTTGTGCTATATAGAACAACCCTAGTAAATCAGAAAGAGCTTGTACTCTTGAGTCAGGCATGGCTGGAAGCATTAAAAAAGCCGAAAACAACACCATGCTAATCATAGCAACCCACGCCATTTGCTTTTGGCTGTCGGCTTTTTCTTCCCGTAATTCAAGCTCTACTACCTGTTGATGACGCTCTAATTCTTCGTCGGTTACTTCGCCGTCACCGTCTAGGTCATACTTTGCATACTTACTGGTTCTTTGTAGCTTTTTTACCATACCAAGTTACATCCATTTAAAAACAGCTACGACTGTAATAATAAACGGGTATACGCCCCACAACATCAACTCTAATTTATCAAATCTTTTAGAACCAGACTCTAGCCGCTGTTCAATGTTTTGATAGCGCAATAAACATTCTTTTTCATGGCTATCAATACGAGCTATTGCATCATCTACGGTAGGCATACTTAATCACCATTTGACCCTATCCGCCCAATACGCTGCTGACATTTTGCCTTTCGCTATGTTCTTAGCGTGACGCGCCTTAAAACTTGCGCGTTTGCGCTTTATAGCTGCACTTTCGCCCTTTTTAGGCTTACCTGCTGTTTTCGCACCTTGCTGTCCAAACCGTATGGTTTTAACTTTGTCCCCTTCTTTAGCTACCACAATATGACTTTTTGTCGGGTGGTTTGGAGTGCGCCTTGGCTTGTTGTAACCTTCAACTTTCGCACGTTTTAGCCTTGGGTCTTTTTCTTTAGCCATTATCGAACAAAGGAACCAATGCCTTGTTGAAAAGGTACTGGACCCCCTTGGTTAAAAACAGGAAGCGGTAATTTTCCTACATTACCACGACCATAATCATCATCTGCCACAATGGGCAATATTCCTACATCACCATCTGAGGGTGGCGGCACCGGACTAAAAGGACTTGGTGGCGGAGCCTGAATCGTATTGACGGGCGATCTTACAGGGTCCCCTTCAATCCACATGGTTTGTTCATTGCCTACAGGTCCGTATGTAATTGGAATCATTTGTGGCTTTTCAAAAGGATCTTTTACTGTAATAGGGTCATCATAAGACGGGAATACCGGGTCCCGCACTACCGGGGTAATTACGTTCGGGTAAATCTGGCTTGCGGGTAAAGGATAGGTGGGCGTTTGCGGTTGGAACCCGCCCGGACCAAAAATAGAGGGGGTCGGGGTGCCTGTGGTATCTGTGGTATCTGTGGTATCTGTGGTATCTGTAGTATCTGTGGTATCTGTAGTGGTTGTAGTGGTTGTATCACCCGGACCAAAAATAGAAGGAATTTCTCTTTCTGACTGGTTGTTGTAGTTTTCTCCCGGTTCACGCGCAAAAGTCTCTGGACCCATCACGTTACCTAACTGATCAAACGTACTACCGGTGCCACCATAATTATCACCTTCGTAGGTGATGGGAACTTCTATCTCACCAAAAGGTCCGGAAATCATTTTAGTAGGAACCCCACGAAAAGGGTCGCCCGCCATAGGACGAACATTTGTGTAATTTGCTGGATCAAACAAAGCGCCACCTTCCGCCATAGCACGGACCCCGGTGTAACCCTCTGGATCGGGCAAAGAACCTATGCCTTGCATCGCATACTGCTGCTGCATTATAGGAGCTTGAAAAAAAGAGGGTGGCTGCTCAAGACGACCATAATCATCATCAGCAAAAAACGGCCCGTGCAAAAGTTGCAAAGCGCGGCGATTAGCATCGCTGTCTAAAAACCCCTGCCCGCCAGTTACGGGACCTTGAGGTAGCTGTATGGGCATAGCGTTGCCCAAAGGCTGTGGGTTAGAATCAAACGTTCTTGTTGTTGGGGGCGTTGGATTATAAATATCACTGCGCCCTCCAAAACGGCCCGGCCCCGGCCCTCCCATTTCTTCTCTAGGGTCAGATATTATTCTTGTGGGAATTCCGGGATCAGGTGGAGGTGGCCTAAACCGTTCAGGAACTGTATCAGTCATTACCGGTGGTAAAGAAGGAGGTGGCGTGTATTGATCTCTTGAAAATATTTTGTCTACATAACGCTGCGGCATACCATACTGAGCGGCTTGTTGCCGCGCTTGCGCCATTTCAGCTTCTATGGACGCTCGAACCTGTGCCTCTGTCGGAGGGTCTATTGGTCTTTGAATCCCATTCGGAATAGGCGGAGGCGGAGATGGACGCTCCAGATCATACCTGTCTTTTGCTTTTTCAATTAATCCTTTAAAAATTGCCACGATAGCCCCTTACGAGTAACCCATGTACCCGCCACCTTTCACAGCAGCGCCCATACCTCTGGCAGTCATTTTTTTCATTTTTTCCGGAATGGCAACATCTTTTGTGGTGCCATAAGGAACCCTACCTTGACCCTTGATATCGGCATAAGGAACAGCCGCAGGAGGGTTGGTCGGAGTGTTTGTCACTATCTTTACCGTTCTAGCCATGTTAACGCCCCTGTTGTTTTAAAATTTCACGTTCTCTTGCTGCTGCTATTCTAGCCTCAGTTTGCGCTTCTTGCGAATCCAAGCGTTGGTTAAACTGTCTATCACGCATAGCAATAGTCTCTGCATCAAGCTGTACCTTGGTTTGATCAATCTGAGCATCCGCTTGATCACGCTGCGCTCGTAGCTGCAACTCCTTCTCTTTCAGTGCAATCAGAGGATCTGGTCCTTCCTGACCCGCGCCTGATAACTGCTGAGAAAGTTGTTGAACCTGCTGCATACCCTCTGCAACAAACTGTGCCGTCAATGCCTCTACCTGAAGCATCTCTTCCGGCGACATCGGCTCCCCTTCACGCTCCGTCACTTTCTGCATATACGCAACCGCCGCCCGTTCACGAGCCGCCAGCTTAACATGCTCCATGACGTGTTTTTGTAGTTGTATGGCGATTGGCGGTAAATTAGCTACCATCGGCGTACCACCGAAAATCAAATGCGACATAATGTGCGCTTGGTGGTCCTGACCCTCAAAAGCTTTCAATTCCAGCATATTCATGGAGTTGATGTTCTCTTGGGCAGGGTCCGTAGGCCGTGGATCAGGGACCGCTTTCATAATGCGATCAATATCCGTCACGCCCAACGCTTCATACATATCACGATATACTTCGTGCAGGTTATGCAAATCCGGCGCAGCCGTTGCAAGCTGTAACTTACTTTGTGCCAAAGCAATCCGTTGTGCCTGACTAAACGTATTAGGGTTACTGACCGGAATAACATCAATGCGGTCATCAAAATCCTCTGCCATAATACTACGATCTGCCCCGGCGACCGCATACGGGTACTCTGGCGGCAGACTTTCGCCCATGACCCGCGCCAGAATCTTAAATTCCACCCGCATGGCGTAGTGCAAGCGTTTGTGTACAGCACTCATTACCCGTGAGCCTTGCTCAATCATTGCCATCGTCGTGCCAACAGCCGCTGCTTGATTACCATCACCAATTTTCATGTCAGTAATAGTGGCAAAACGCTGACCAGCCTGAACAACAAAGCCTAATAGCTGAAACAGGGTGGGATCGGGTCCCTTGAAGGGTAAGGGCATCAAACTATCCCGAATTGCCCCGCCGGGAGCGTCTACATCCCTGAATTCACCGGGCTGGAGGGGATCATCATCGTCCCTGATCCGTAGGCCACGGGCCTTGAACCCTGCGGGCAGGTTACTGAGCGTCCCCGCGTCAATTAATTGCCGTAAAGCAGAGGTTGCAGTGCGGGAAAGCCCGCCAATCGTGTGAATTAGCCCTAATCCGTAGAATCCGAAGCCCGGAAGGAACTTATAATGGACAAAATACTGAATTTTCTTCTTTAATTCGTCATTTTCGGCGTAATTTCTACGAATCGACAGTATTTGGCCGTTATCTTCCGATATGGTGACAATATATGGGATTTTTATACCCGTAGGTTCCCCATCTTCGTCCACATCTTCGTACCCTTCGAGGTCTAAATTAACGTGAACCTCTAAAACAGTGCAATCATAGTCATAATTACTGGGTTCAACCCCGTCAACGTAGTCAAGTTCTTTGCGAACCTCGTCAATCGAGCCTTGTGCGGGTAAAACCTCTATATCCCGGTACTGTCCTGCAAGCTGTTTCTTCTTCAGATCGTTCAAAGACATGCGAACAACCTGCGTAATGTTCTCGCAAGTGTCTAAATCCGACGTTTCGTAGGGCACAACAAGGTTTTCCGCCGGTACAAACCTACTGACACACCGGCCCATCGCCTCATCATAGTAAATTTTCTTGAATGTGCTCCCTGCAAGCGGCAGATAGAACAACATCTGGTCCATATCGGGGGTGTAATCCTCCATAACAGACGTGATGTAGTAGTTCATAAACTGCTGAACGCGCCGGGCCTGATCTTTTTTCTCCAACGTTTCTTCGCCCATAACCTCCGTT